CTTAGCAGTAACTGGTAACATAGTCGGCGGTAACTTATCCGGAACAAGTATAATTGGAACATTGACCACCGCAGCACAAACGAATATTACTTCGGTTGGTACCTTAATATCCTTAACGGTTACTGGTAACGTAGGTACTGGTAACGTATCCGGTACAACGGGTACGTTTACAAACGTAGGCGGAACGTTAACAACAGCAGCACAAACGAATATCACCTCACTAGGTACATTAAGTGCATTGACCGTAACTGGTAACGTTGGCACTGGTAACGTATCAGGAACTACTGGTACGTTTACAAACATAGGTGGAACATTAACAACAGCAGCTCAAACTAATATTACTTCGCTAGGTACGTTAACATCCTTATCTGTTACTGGTAACGTTAGTGCTGGTAACTTATCTGGAACTAGCATTGTTGGAACATTAACAACGGCAGCACAAACAAACATCACTTCGTTGGGAACATTAACGTCATTAACTGTTACAGGTAATGTCGGCACTGGTAACGTATCCGGTACAACAGGTACGTTTACAAACGTAGGCGGAACACTAACAACTGCGTCACAAACAAATATCACAGCGGTAGGTACACTAACAACTGGTACTTGGAATGCAACGACCATTGCAGCTATTAGAGGCGGTACTGGATTAGCATCATTTGCAGCAGGCACAATACTTAGAGCTTCAGGAGCTAACGTTTGGGCAGCATCAACAGCCACTTTCCCGGATACTGCGGTATCTGGCAGAATAATGAGAGCGTCAGGGGCAAATGTTTGGACACAGTCAACATCAACATATCCAGACACAGTAGCAACAGGACAAATTATCAGAGCATCTGGTACTAATGCATTTTCGATAACCACAGCGACTTATCCTAGTACAGTAGCAACAGGACAAATATTAAGGGCTTCTGCAACTAACGTAATTTCTGCTTCAACGGCGACGTATCCAAACACAATCGGTTCAGGACAAATATTACGAGCATCGGCAGCAAACGTAATTTCCGCAACCACAGCCACATATCCAACTACTATTACGTCTGGTCAAATTTTATATGCTACGGCAGCAAACGTAATTAGTTCTGGAACTGGATTAACATTCAATGGAACAAACTTAGCAGTTACTGGCGGCCAAACTGTAACAGGTAACTTAACTGCAGGCAATTTATATGGAACGGTAAGAACAGTAGCTCAACCTAGTATTACCTCATTAGGAACATTGACATCCTTAGTAGTTACTGGAAACGTATCTACAGGCAACGTATCTGGAACCACAGGCACGTTTACAAATGTAGGAGGTACGTTAACTACCGCGGCACAAACTAATATTACCTCTGTTGGAACTTTAACTTCGTTGGCAGTTACAGGTAATATATCTGGCGGAAATCTATCGACCCCAAACACTATAACACAATCAGGAACGGTAGGGTATGACACTAGAAAAACGTATTACAAAACAATTACGGCCACAACAACTACAACCCCAGTTCAATTTACGTTTGCTGCGTCCACCGATTTCGTCCTCGGTGGATATATAAAATTGACTATGTATAATACTGCAAACGGAGTATCCTCAATTCAAACTGCTAGAGCAGCATTTAACATGTATCAAACTAATGCTAATGCTGTGGTAGTTACTGTTGGTTCTACAGAGATATTGGGTCCTGGTGATATCTTAGGAAATATTACTGGTTCCACAGGAACAAACAGTGCTAACATTAATTTAAATAGTATTACTGCATCAGGCAATAATGTTATTGATATGTCGCTTGAGGTTGTTAGCTCAAATAATAATATACCAACAATAGTATTTTAAGGATTAAATAATAATATGGCAAATAATTGGACTTTTGATGGAAACATAACAGCAAACTTCTTTGTTGGAACGGCAACCGCAGCACAATATTCTGACTTAGCAGAAAAGTACACTGCTGATGCAAACTATGAACCTGGTACGGTTGTACACTTTGGCGGGCCTGAAGAACTTACACAATGCAACGAAGACCACTGCGTACAGATAGCAGGAGTGGTTAGTTCAAACCCTGGTTATTTAATGAATAATAAATTGGTAAGTTCTTTTGTTGTAGAGCTAGCACTAATGGGACGAGTTCCTTGTAAAGTTACAGGAATTGTTCGGCAAGGTGATATGTTAGTTAGTGCTGGCAACGGTAGAGCCCGCGCCGAACATAATCCTAAAATGGGTGCTGTAATTGGTAAAGCTTTGGAAGACCATACTTCAGAAATTCATGGATTTATTGAGGTGGTGGTTGGAAGATTATAAATATTGATTATTAAGGAGTTCTCAAATGGACAAAATTAAGTTGGAATTTACAGTAGACCAAATAAACGTGGTGTTGGGCTCATTGGCAAATATGCCTTTTGGTCAGGTCGCAAATTTAATTGGTGAAATTCGGCAACAGGCCGAACCACAAGCCGCAGCTATTCAAGCCGCAGCTGAAGCAAAGAACGAAGTAACAAACGAAGTATCAAACGCTTAAGATCTTAGCAGTTAAGATCTTATTCTTTATATCATCAGTTTTAAACGTTACATGAAGCCCCGGATGTAAAGGTCTGGGGTGATCTTCCAAATAACACCAACAATAACCTCGGTGCTCGCTATTTAATTTGGGCATGAATTCGTGTTCGACTACTAGGAGATATGTGTAGTAGTTGAATTGTTTGTTTTCGCTAGTAAATGTATCTAGCGGAATGACCCGTTCACTTGTAACCGTAAGCTCAATCTCTTCTGCAACCTCTCTAGTTAATGCAAGGCCAGGTACTTCATTTTGATCTACCTTGCCGCCGACTAACCCCCAATAGCTATGATACTTGCTACCATTGCGCAGTAAGAATAAAAACCTATTTGTATCTTTCGCATATATCAATGCGCCTACACTTTGAACGTTCATGCTGTATTTAAGGAAATATGCTAGGGTAAATATATAATGACGTTGTCAAAATATCAAATTAAATCTTTGAGATGGGGATCACATGTTCCAGTAACCTTAGCGATCATTAAAACGTTTCCAATTACTGGCGCGTTAGAACTAGGAGCAGGAACTCATAGTACCAAAGTATTGTTTGATAACCTAAAATACGTTACATCAATTGAGAATGATTTAAGCTGGATTAACAAATTGCGTAAAAATCTCATTGAGGATGAAACGCATCAAATAGTTCACCAACTACTTCCAGAAAATATACGACTTGATACTCCGAGTGAGCACATAGAAACTTCTGTGCTTGAAGAGGCATCAGAATTTTATAAGCAATACCTAGCATATGAACTAGACTACTTGTTTGTAGATTGTTTTTCTGGTTTTAGATTGCAAGCATTGACAACTCTATATCAAAACTTTAGCGTCATTACTTACCACGATGCAAATGAAAGATATGACAAGCATTATGGATACAGTAAGTTTTTTCCTAGCGATGATTATGTACATTTTATTGACGAAACGTTCGAGGCGCACACTGGACTATTAATATCGAATTATTTTAGATATTTGATACCAGAATTTAAAGAAAACCTAGCAATTGAAGCTAAAAAGTTTGCAGAATTGTACGATACTACTTGTAGATTCGATATTAAAGAACTAGACTCCACCGACCATTAATGTATTCGCCTTCAAAACTGCGAACCCAATTACTTCCAGTCCATTTGTACTGAACGCTAGTTGCGAGATTGCTTACATATTCTATGCTAGTAATCTCAGAGCTATCAAAATCGACAAGCCAGTTAGTTCCATCAAACTCTACAATGTCATTTACTCCAGCAACTAAGTCAACGACGCCTTTCCAAGCATCTGCACCATCTACGTTGTCCACATCACCGATTGATTCTGTAAGTAGATAACGTTGTCCGAAGGCAGCAGCAGGTAGTTTTCCATTTGGTCCTGATTGTAGCGGATCTACAATAGCATTTATAGCTTGCACTGTGTTAACAGGTGTGGTATCGGCATCAACGGTGAATAATAGCAACGAATCATCAGTTGGATGGTGCGAAACGGTGCCTACTACCTCTGTTTCACCGTCGCTTTGCAATAATCTAACCTGGCTAATGCCATTGACTAAACTTCCGTACATATTAACGAATGAATGCCAGTTTTCCACTATACCAGTTTGTTCCAACGGATAGTTAATGATCTCACCTTGTCCTGCTATTGTGGATTCGTAGCGTAGAATTGTCAATTGTGTTCCGTTTAACAATACTCCCCAGTTAAGCGGAGTAATGTATGCGCGATCGCTTAGTAATATCCATTCGTCTATACTCTCAACATTTAGATTACCATCTGCATCGTAAATACCACCGATAATTTTTTGAATAACTCCAAGCTTCTTAATTTTAACAGGGGCACTAATCCAAATTGGTATCTCAAATGTTAGGGTTGAAACATCAATCGGAATATCTGTGCCTATCGGAACGTTTCTGCTTGACCATGTAACGTCTGTAAGTAAAACCAATGACAAACTTGTCCAGTCAATGTAGTTATCTGTGCTCTGTATTTCTAAGCTGGGATTAAACAGACATAAGATCTGCTCTAGTAACTGTAATTTTTGTTCAGTATTGCTCGTCCATATATCAGCTTTCATTGTAAGGGTATATGGAACTGGCATCAATCGTTCTATTGTAAACGCATTACCCTGAGTGGTTAGATATGACTGAGTATTTTCATCCCACTCACGTTCTCTAATGTTCATTTTACTAATAAAGTTTGGTTCTTGTACTCGATCTCTAGCGTATGTAAGTCCTGTTACATAGCAACTGATCTGCGGAATGTTCTGCATAATGTTTTCACTGTTGTTTGTAAGCACATGAGCGCCTTGTCTACTCATGTCGCCGTATTTAACAGGAACGCGTCGGAGCGCAGCCTCATCACCAGTACCAAATTCAACTTGGAAGTTACTAAACAATCTAATAACTTGAAGAATAAATCGTTTTATTTGTTCGTCGTAAAAATATGGAACAGCCATTAGTTAGTATCCTGGTTTTTGAGCGCCTTACTAAGGCTACTCCTGCTTGGCACACTCGTGGAATTGTTGATCGATGCATTGGCAGTGTTGTTAATAAACTGACCTTTGATGTTTGTATTGACTCCTGGTGTGTAGTTATCACGCTTGAGATCTTCAACCTTAACCCAACGTCTTCCATCAAATCTAAATAGCCTATTTGGCAAGTAATCTAATCTCAAAACATAATCTCCCACAGTAGGGTTATCTGTAAACACAATTCCAGATGTTACTGGAAATCCGTTCGGCGGAATGCCATCGCCTTGTAAATATGCATGGATGTCTACCGATGGAGTAATTACAGCAGCAGACAATGTGCTTCCATCCGGTCCAATAATATCCTCAGGATCGCCGGGGCCGCCATCTTCTCTAGTTGGTACCACATACAGGTGTTCAGTGTCATATCCACTTTTTGGTACTTCGTTTTCTGCTTGTGTTAATATTGCATCGTTAATAACAATGTTCTTGTCGTACTGGCTGAGAATATCCTGCAGTGTAGTATCTGTATTTTCACCTGCTTTAATTTGTTCAACTATGTCTGTATATTCTTGTGCATCAACTAACGGAGTACACTTTACTCTCCATAAATGTGGCCACCAAGTTGGACTAAATCCTTCGGATGCCCTCGATGCATCTTGTATTACATAATATCGCTTTAATGCAAATGGTACAGTTTCGTCTAAACTATGAAAGTCTTTTAAATGCTGCAACTCTAATACGTCGCCCGACATTAACTTGCGCCCAATCATTTCGACCATATCATTTAAATGGAACACCATGAACAGGGTGTCGTTCGATAAAAATAGTCCAAACTGGCTTAGGTCAAAATCAATGTCGGCTACATTATATACGCCCCTCATTGTATGAACATCGGGGTCGTACTTTCTATCCCTATTTTCTACAAATAGTAGATCTTGTATGTTCTTTTCTGTCGCATTTATATAGTCTGGCTGCGTGGCATCTGTGCTACCGATTACGTCTGCCGGTCCTAGATACTTGTGTACATTAATTCCGGTTCCGCCAAGCGTAAACATTTCTCTGATTCTGTTATCAAAGAATTGGTAATCATTACTGTGGACACCGTCTTTCCAAAGGGACAATCTTGGCATATTTTCTTCCTATGTAACTATTTAGTTGGGTTGTAGGCCATGTAAGTGCTTGATTATTATAGGATTCTTAGGACTTGTGGTTTTGGGCAAAATTTGCTATAATGTACAGTAGGTTAGAGACTAGGAGAAACAATGAGACGCAAACCGAAGAACCCACTCTTTGCTTTCTACACCCCATCGGGCCACAAAGTAGCCGAATGCCGCGCGCCCAACAAAATGGCCGCTTACAAAATCCTCGAACGCCGTGGCAAGATTAACGGCCCGATCGTACTTTAACTAGGAGCCATATTATGGCTAATAGATTTAGCAATTTCACCGAAGCTGAACAATTTGTAATTGAAGAAGCATTAACGGCCTTTGAATTTAAAGGCGTTGGTGACTTTTACTTTCAAAGTGAAATGGAACAAATGCGTGAAGCCCGTAATAAATTAGTAGACGAGCTTGAACAAATCAATCATACATACAAACTAACCGACTAGGAGAAACACATATGGCCCGCAAAGCAATGACAGCATTGAAGTCGAAGAAACCCAAAACCGAACGTCGTACTAAGACGAGCGTGTACCTCGAAGAAAGATACATTGGGGGTGAATCCAATTGGACTAAGCAGCCCGCAGCTAAGGATTATCACGGTGAGGTGAGCAGGGCGCTTAATTTCTACAACCAATCACAGTACATCGTCCCGCGCAAAAAGGATGTAATCGAATGGCTGGAGAATAACTCCAAGCTACTCGATAAGAAGCCGGAGAAGGCGAGGAAGATGATTTCCACCTATCGGAAAAGCACCGACTCCTTTACGAAGGAAACTATGATGGGAGTTGCAAAAATTGCTAACAACGGGTTGGTGCTTATTAAAGCACACCAGGATTATTTGATTAATCTCGTTAAGATTGCAATTGACGCAACTGATCCGGATTTAGTTGTCGAAAAGAAACGTGGACGCAAGAAGGTAGACGACACTCCTGTTAAAGGATTGTTCGAGACCATTCAAAGCCGCATGTTGGAGCAAGCCCGCACGTTGGCAGCAGAGTTCGACGGCGATCTGGACAACGTGTTTATGAAAAAGGAATCAGAGGTCGACTTTTACAAGTTTCTTGTTGACAACCAAGTTACCAAGCCGGTCGCCAGCAAAATGCGAACGATGTTTGAGGATTCGTACAAGGAGATCGTTGAGAGCAAGAAGAAAAATGGCGACGAACAATTGCAAGAGGGTTATGCGTTCCTCAAAGGGCGCCAGCTGCGCAACGTTATTGCATGGTACGAAAAGTTGTTTGCTGACTTTGACAACTATGTTAAGCACAAGAACCTGAACCGCAAAGTACGCAAAAAGAAAGTTGTGAGCGCGGACAAGCTCACAGCCAAGCTGAAGTACTTGAAGGAGTTCAAGCAGTTTCGGGTCGTAAGTATCCATCCGAAAGACATTGTGGGCGCTCAACAACTTTGGGTGTTCAATGTTAAGTCCCGCAAGCTGGGTCGGTACATTGCTGACGTCGGCGGTGCGCTGTCGGTTAAGGGCTCGACCATTATCGGATACGACGAGGCTGCGAGTGTGTGCAAGACCATCCGCAAGCCGGATATCCAGTTGCCTGCGTTTATGAAATCTGGCAAGGTCGCGCTGCGCACGTTCCTCGATGATATTAAGGCAACCGCTACGAAGGTTAAGAGCCGGACTGGTAAGGACACGATTCTTCTGAGGGTTGTTTAAACAATGATGTTTATTGACAAGGGCGAGTCGATTCCGGCCTCCTTTATATCAAAACGTGTAAAGGAATTCCTTGACTTTGAAAATATTAAATATGAAAACACCGTACATTAAAGTCTCAGGTCAGCTTCGTATCGTGCATTATGACGACTACATTGAACGCATTACATGGATCCAAGCACAGAGGATGGATCAACGAGTACGAACAACCTCACTGGCGTTAGGTGTTCTTTTTGTCTTTGAAGAAGAAAAGGACTTTTTACTATTCACTTTGAAGTTTGGATTAGGAGATACACATGGAAAAGAATTTCCTTCAAGTAGTAGATAGCGCAGTAACAAATTGGTTTACTAAGCCTGCGCAGTGGTGGCAGTTTTGGTATCCGAACAGTGGTCCGCTGGGTGCCCTCATTATGTGCCTTGCTGCTCCTGCCGCATTGATGGGAGCGATTTTTCTCGTTGCTAAAGTCGTAGGGTAAGCTGTGTATCTAAATGCCAACTTGAAAGACATAAGCAAGATAACATATGATTAATGAAATCGAAATGCCGTACAAAGTTACCGTCGAGCGCACGGTTGAACGCGAGGATCCCACAAATTATAAAACGAGAGCTCG